CTGATATTACTTTTAAAAGAATTAAAGGAGAAAAAAGAGCTGAAATATTATTTGATTCAACAGCTATTACTGCTAGTAATTTACTTGCAGCTAGTTTACAAGGCACATTAACATCACCATCTTTACAATGGTTTTCTATAAAAGTAAGAAACGAAGAATTAATGCAAGATAGAGAAGTGCAATTATGGCTAGAAGATTCTGCAAAACGTATGTATAACGTATTTAATGAAACAAATTTTAATACAGAAGTACACGAAATGTATCTTGACCTTGTTACTATTGGTACTGGTGCATTATTTGTAGAAGAGGGTAACAAAGGTTTTAAAGAATCTAAAATACATTTTAATACAATGCACATAGCAGAATATTATATACAGGAAAATACTTCTGGTTATGTAGATACTCTTTATAGAAAATATAAATTATCAGCAAGACAAGCTGTGCAAGAATTTGGCGAAGATAATCTTGGTGAAAAAGTCTTAAAAGCTGCAAAAGAAAAACCAGATAAAATGTTTAATTTTATTCATGCAGTAGAACCATTAGAAGATTACGAAAGAGCATTAGGTAAAGCAGCTACTAAATTACCATTTCATTCATGTCATGTATGTGAAGAAGATAAAATGGTTGTTAGAGGTGGAGGATACAACGAGTTCCCTTATCTTGTTCCTAGATGGTCTAAAGCAACTGGCGAAATATTTGGACGTTCACCATCTTATAATGCATTACCAGATATTAAAACATTAAATAAAGCTGTAGAAATAGGACTAAAAGCATGGGCAAAAGCTATTGACCCACCATTATTAGTACAAGATGATGGTGTTATAGGTAGAGTTAGAATGACACCTGGTGGTATTACTGTTGTAAGAAATGATGCAGCAATAAAACCTTTACAAATTGGTAGCAATTGGCAAATAACAGATTTAAAAGAAAACCAATTAAGAACAGCAATACGTCAAGCATATTATTCTGACCAGTTACAATTACAAGAAGGTCCACAAATGACTGCTACAGAAGTACAAGTTAGATACGAACTTATGCAAAGATTACTTGGACCAACACTTGGTAGATTTCAATCAGAATTTTTAAATCCACTTATAGAAAGAGTGTTTAGTCTAATGTCAAGAGCAAATGCATTTTTAGAACCACCAGAAATTATTCAAGGTCAAGCTATAGATGTAGAATATGTTGGACCTTTAGCTCGTTCTCAACGAATGGAAGAAGCAGTTGCAGTTGAAAGACTTTATCAGTTAGCTATGCAAGTAGTACAACTAGACCCAAATATTATGGATATTATTGACCATGATGCAGCTATAAGAATGAGAGCTAATTTATTAGGTGTTCCTAAATCTGTACTTAGGGGTATAGAAGAAGTAGAAGAAATAAGACAAGCTAAAGCACAACAAGCTGCTATGGAACAACAAATGATGCAACAACAACAAATGGCAGAAGTTGGACAAAAACAAGCAAGTATAGCATCTGAAATGGCAAAACCAGAAACTCAAGAATTAATGAATTCTGCTGCACAAGTTGCTGAAGAAGAAGATATAATGTAATAATGGATGCAGATAAACAATTAAAACAATTAGAAGGAGATTATAAAACCACTTTTAGTACAAAAGAGGGCGAAAGAGTTTTAGCTGATTTAGAATCAGCTTATTATCATAGGAGTTCTTTTACAAAAGACCCTTATGAAACTGCTTTTAATGAGGGGAGTAGAGCAGTAGTAGTCAGAATACTAAATCTTATAAAAGGAGGAACAAATAATGTCTGACGAACAAATGACCACCGAGTCACAAGATAACCCAGAAACAACTGACCAAAGTTCAGGTTCTGTTTTAGGGTCTAGTACAGTAGGTGATAATCAAAACTGGAGGGATGCTTTACCCGAAGAATTGAAAAATGACCCTACTCTACAAAATATTAACGATGTTGAATCACTTGCAAAAACTGCTGTGCATCAACAAAAAATGATAGGTAATAGAATACCTATGCCTAAAAATGATGAGGAGAAAGCAGAACTGTATAGCAAATTAGGTAGGCCAGATGAACCTAAAAACTATGAAGTAAATGTACCTCAAGATTATCAAGAATATTTTAGGGAAGAATCAATGAATGAGTTTAGAAATGTAGCTCATAAGATTGGTTTAAATAACGAACAAGTAAAAGCTCTTATGGATTTTCAAATTGCTGAAATAAACCATGAAGTAGAAAATAGAGGTTCGCAATTAAATGTGCAACGTGAAGAAGTAGAACAAACTCTTAAACAAGAATGGGGTTTTGATTACGATAAAAATGTACGAGCAGCACAAAGAGCTTTACAAGTATATGGTGATGACGATGTTCTTGAACTTATGAATACAGAAGCAGGTAATCATCCAGCATTAATTAGAATGTTTGCTAAATTAGGTGGAGAAGTTACAGAAGATATGGCTAAAAACACACAGAATAACAGGTTGGCAGTATCACCTATAGATGCAAAACAAGAAATACAACAAGTTATGAGTGACCCAAACCATCCGTATTTTCATGCTGGGCATAGAGAACATTTAGAAGCTGTTGAAAAAATGCGACAATTACATGAAAAAGCATTTGGCAATAGTTAATTTTTTATGATATAATTTGCGTACCTAGTTCGCCCTATTAGGATAACGAATCGGTAGCCGTATGTGGCTATAAAACATAGGTTTCCCTTTTTGGATAAAGACCGATTTATAAAAATTTTTTAATAGGAGGACTGAATTATGTCAGTACAAATTACAACAGCTTTTGTCGAACAGTATAAAAGCAACGTATTTCATTTGGCTCAACAGAAAGGTTCAAGACTTAGAGATGCCGTTAGAACAGAAACAGTTCAAGGGAAATCACATTTCTTCGAAAGAATCGGCTCAGTTGCAGCACAATTAAGAACGTCACGTCACTCTGATACTCCTCGTATGGATACACCACATTCCAGACGTAAAGTAACAATGGACGATTATGACTGGGCAGACTTAATTGACAACGAAGATAAAGTAAGAATGCTTATTTCTCCACAGTCAGAATATGCACAAGCAGGTGCATGGGCTATGGGAAGAGCAATGGATGATGCTATTATTACAGCAGCTACAGGTTCATCATTAGGTGGAGTAGCTGGTGGAACATCAATCGCATTACCATCAGGAAACAAAGTAGCACACGCAAGTGGAGGTTTAACTCTTGCAAAATTACTTTCTGCTAAAGAAATTATTGATGCAAACGATGTTGACCCTGAAGAAGAAAAATTTATTGTATGTTCAGCAGGTCAAATTACAGACTTGTTAAATGTTACACAAGTTACATCTTCTGATTTTGCTACAGTAAAAGCATTAGCACAAGGCGAAATCGATACTTATCTAGGATTCAAATTTATCCGTTCACAAAGATTAGGAACAGATAGTGATGGAAACAGACAGGTATTAGCATTTTGTAAATCAGCAATAGGACTTGCAGTTGGAGCAGATATTTCAACTAAAATCTCCGAAAGAGCTGATAAAAATTACGCAACGCAAGTATTTCTATCTATGACAATCGGTGCTACTCGTATCGAAGAAGAAAAATTAGTAGAAATTGCCTGTACGGAATAAAATTTAAAACAAGGAGGACATTAACATGGCCGTAACAACACAAAAAAGCACAGAGTACACAAATAGAACTGCTACTCCTCTAGTAACAGCAAATGCTGTAGCTGATAAAGGTAAATTAAGAACTTTACAGTTTACACATAACCAAAGTGGTACTGGAGATGCTGGTTCAACTGTTACCCTTGGGAAACTCCCTGCAGGTAGAGTTAAACTATTAGGTGGCCTTTCAAGATTTTATTGTAACTGGACAGCTAGTTCACAAACAATGGATATTGGATGGGCAGCTTACGAAGATTTAGATGGAACAGCAGTAACTGCTGACCCAGATGGTCTAGTAGATGGTTTAGACGTTGATACAGTAGGTTACTTTACAATGGAAGGAAACACTGCAGCAGGTAAACTGCTTGGTGGAAACTACATTTTTGAAAGTAAAGGTGGAGTCGAAATTGTAGCAAAAGCTATCGGTGCTTTAGCAGACGATGACGATTTAGTCGGTGTAATTACTTACATCGTAGACTAATACGACAACAAAGGGGGTAGTTTCGGCTACCCTCTGAAGGATAAAAATGGCAACTGAAGTTTCAATATGTTCAAACGCACTTAGAAAACTAGGGGATGACCCTATTACATCTCTTACTGAAGATACAGAAAGAGCAAGACTTTGTAATGCTTTTTACGAATCATCAAGAGATTCTTTATTAAGAAGCCACCCTTGGAATTTTGCAATAACTAGAGCAACACTTGCACAATTGTCAACAACACCAGCTTATGGTTTTGCATATCAATATGCATTACCTACAGACCCATATTGTTTAAGGGTTTTGGAAATGGAATATCAAGACTACATATTTAAAATAGAAAACTTAGCAACTGTTGGTAGAGTTTTATTATCAGATGAAAGCACAGCTAAAATTCTTTACATAGGAAGAATAACAGATACAGCATTATTTGATTCATTATTTGTAGATACATTAACTGCACATTTATCATTAAAATTAGCTTATCCAATAACTAATAGTGTAACTTTACAAGCACAAATGCAAAAACTTTATCAAGCAAAACTTTCTGAAGCACGAAGTGTAGATGGACAAGAAGGGTTTATCGATGACCTTGTTTCAGATACATTTACGGACTTTAGAAAATAATGGCAACAACAACAGGTTCAACAGTAGTACATCCTTTACAAACTAATTTTACAGCAGGTGAAATTACACCTAAACTTGCTGGACAAGTAGATTTTACAAAATATCAAAATGCTGTAGAAACTTTAGAAAATATGACTGTGTTCCCACAAGGTGGAGCAACAAGAAGAGGTGGAACTAGATTTGTGTGCGAAGTAGCAGATTCGTCAAAAACAACTAGACTAATACCTTTTGAATTTAATGTAACACAATCATATGTTTTAGAGTTTGGACATCAAATTATGAGAGTCTACAAAGATAATGGTCAAATAGTAGAAGCTGATAAAACCATATCAGCTATTACAAAAGCAAATCCAGCAGTGGTAACAGCAAGTTCACATGGATATACCAATGGTAACCATGTATGGATTAATAATGTTGTTGGCATGACAGAGGTAAACGGAAGAAGATATACTGTTGCAAATAAAACAACAAATACATTTGAGTTATCTGGTGTAGATTCTAGTAGCTATACAACATATAGTTCAGGAGGTGTTGCACAAAAAGTTTTTGAAGTAACTACTGTTTATGATGATGACCAAGTTTTTGATTTAAGATTTGCACAATCAGCAGATGTTATGTACATAGTGCATCCAGAACACGAACCTATGAAATTATCAAGAACTGGTCACACGACTTGGACATTTACAGAAGTTGATTTTGGTGCAACTGGTCCTTATTTAGATGCAAATACAACTACAACAACATTAACACCAGCATCGTCTGGAACGGGCACAGGTGTAAATATAACTGCATCAGCAACAACAGGTGTCAATGGTGGAGATGGTTTTCAAACTACAGATGTTGGACGAATTTTAAAATTTAATAGTGGTGAAGCTAAAATTACAGGAAGGACTAGCACAACAATTGTTGTTTGTACTATAACAAAAGCATTTGCAAATACAGATGCAACAGTAGGATGGCAACTTGGTTCGTGGGCTAACTCACAAGGATGGCCACAAACAGTATCGTTTTTTGAACAACGATTAATTTTTGGTGGTTCAACAAATTATCCTCAAACTATATGGGCATCTGAATCTGGTAATTATGAAAGTTTTGATGTAGGGGATGCTAGTGCAGCAGATGCATTTATATATACTATTGCAGCAAATAGAGTTAATTTAATTAGATGGTTAGCACCTATTAGAGATTTATTAATAGGAACAGCAGGTGGTGAGTTTAGAGTTGATAGACCTGTTGGTGACCCTTTAACACCTACAAATGTAAACATAAAACAAGAAACTACATACGGAGGTTACCCTGCTCAACCTATGCAAATTGGACCTAGTGTTTTATTTGTTCAAAGACAACAAAGAAGAGTTAGGGAGTTAGGATATAGTTTTCAAAACGATGCATACGTTGCTCCTGATTTAACATTACTTGCAGAACATATAACAGAAAGTGGGATTGTAGATGTAGATTGGGCACAAGAACCTAATGAAATATATTGGGCAGTTAGAACTGACGGAACATTATTAGGTATGACTTACCAAAGAGAACAAGATGTTGTTGCTTGGCATAGACATATTATAGGTGGTAAAGCAGCAAATTGCACAATTACACTTACAGATTATGCAAACATACAATCTGGCACTAAACTTAAATTTACAAAACGAGATGGTACAGAAGTTACATTTACATCTACTACAGGTACAGCAGGTACAAATGAATTCCAAACAGCAAGTAACAATAATACTTCTGCTACTAATTTAAAAAATACAATAAATGG